AACTGCTCTTAAATATGAAACGTCACGTTCGATATTTTCCATAACTGTAACCTGCTGTCTCGCAATATCTTCCATTTTCATATCTTCAAAAGCCTTTTTTTGAGATAATAATAAATCAGTTTGATTCTGTGTCATAGTTTCCAACGCTATTTCAGTCTGATTACCTAATTGTTCCTGTAGTGATTTTGGAACTTCAATAACCATTCTACCGCCTTTCATTTGTGATAGGTTGGTCAAAAATTCTTTATCTTCATCTTTCATTTGAAGCCCAGATGCCATTAAATCTGAAGCGGCGGATGTTCTTTCCATTGCGGCAACAGCTGTTGTGGTTAACTCTTCCATAGATATACCTAATTCATCAGCCATGGCCTTAGCCCTTCTAAGGTTTATTCCTGTTACCTGAAACCTTCCTTGTTCTTCATTAAATGTAACTAATGATTTGGACGCTCCAATAATTGCGTCCTGTAATCCTTCAACGTTATTCGTTGCCATATACATCAGCTTAATTGGATCATTTAAATCCCCGAACGCTCCTCCGATTACCTGTAAATTCGCAACCATATTTAATGCTCCCTCTGGATCCCAAACTTTTTTACCCATATCAAACACAGATTCCATATTCATTCTGAACTCTATGGATTTTTGTGTCATTTTATTTAACCCTTCTATTCCTTCTTTAAATCCATATGAATTTAAATTTTTAAGCTGTTCGTTAACCATTTTGGTTGTTGTTCGAGCATTTAATCCTAATACCATAGATCTCATACCCATTTTTTCAATTAACCCTGACATATCCTTAACACCGAGGCCGACTTTTTCAAAATTAAGCCCCATATCAGCAAGTTCACCCATATCATCAGTAAATTTACTTGCTAATGCCATGTCTTTGATCGTATCTTCACTAAGTAGCCTGAATTTTCCTGACTGAGCAACCAAATTACTAACCGATTCGGTCATCTCTTCAAAACTAACACCCAATCGGATAACTTCAGGGGAAGCCGCCATAATTTCCTCTCTAAAAGCTTCTGAAAGCTCCCCTGTCATTCCAGCCTTTTCATTGATTTTCGTTAGAAGTTGACTTTGCTGATCCAAATAAACAAGAACCTCATTTTTCATAAGGTCAGCTAGTGCTTTAAAAACACCCATTTTTCTGAACTTTCCACTTTCATCAAAAAAAACTCCAAGTGATTTTTCTAACGTTCCAAATTCACCCCTATCACCAGATTTTTCTCTCATTTGGGTGTTCAACATTTTTTGGGCATAATTTCCGCTGCCACCTGGTCCATCTAATTGTATGGGCGATGTTGTATTACTTCTTCCACTTGGAGTACCTGTTGCTTTTTTATGCCAATGATCAAGAAATCTTTGTGCTTCTGGGGTGCTCACCTTATAACTTGGTATTCCCATATCTATCGCAACCGCATTGGCATATGCGTCTGCATCGGCAGATGCTGATCCAAATTTACCAATATAATCATTTATATTAACTGCCATATCATATAAATAGATTATTAAGTATTTTCCGCTTCATTAATATACTGAATAAAATATCTTCTTATATGAACAGGCATAGAAATAATATCGGAGTATGAAAACCCTCGTTTAACTAAAAACATTATTTCTTTTAATTGTCCGTGCCTATAATCCGTAGAAAGGGCGAAAAAATTCCACCCCAAATCCAATTTCTGTTTGGATTACTTCCTTTGAGGGGGTTTCAATAGATTGCGTTAGGTCTAAACCTGGTTTATTTTGAGCTGCAAATTTTTTAAAATCTTGAGAATCCTTAATTGGCAACTTATTTTCGATAAAATTATGAATTTCCATGGGATTTCTGTTTCCATTAACTGACTTAATCATCATCTCAAGCCTTTTGGTTACAATAGGAGCGGCTCCGATACCATTCCAACTATCGCCAATCTTTTGAAGTTCAATCTCTTGCTTATTTGACAGATATTTGAAAGTAATGTTAATACCACATTTTTCCAAAAAATATGGAAATTCTCCATTTAAATCTTCAACTAATGTGAAATCTTTTAATTTTAACACGGAGAGATCTATAGTTGCATCGAATTTTTCTTTGGTTTTAGGGTCTATTAGATTAGACAAATGATATTCGGGCCCAAATGATGTGTTTCTTAAAAATATCAATATAGCTTGTCTATCTTCTTCAACAATATCGTCGGCTTCGATGTCTTTATCCAAAACTTTTCTTTTTAATAATTCAACAATAATTCCACCTGATGCCACTAAGTTTGGCGACGATAAAATATTTTCATCAGCGGCAGTTAAGTATGACACTCTTACGGTTTTCTTTCCACCTGGATAATGAATTCCTCTACTTGGTAATTCAACAACATCATAAGAAATTGTTGGGTCAATTTTTAGATCTTCCATATCATTTTATTTTATTATAAGTATAATACATAAAATTTTTATTAAAGTATATTATATTCCCATCTTATATGCCCACAATCATAAATTCTATATATTTTTCTATCAAACATAATTTGTTTTTCGGTTTTATATTTATCAAATCCTTCTTTAACTAAAACTGATTTCCGAAAATTAAATCTATGATATCTTAATCCATTAATAACATACCAGTAATTAGGTGATGATTGTGATATTCTTTTAAACCCTAGACTTTCATACATATTTCCATTGAATAATCTAATATCCGAATATGACACCATTTTCGTGGGGTTATATTTTTTAATAAAATATTTCAATAATTTTCCAGCGGCACCAATTACATTAACATTAATTTCATTACAAAATCGTGTTAATTCCCATTCATTGAATTTCCCTCCCATTAAAACTCTACCTTTCGAAAAAGTCATCACCGACACTAATCTATTTTGGTAATATAATCCAATTCTCACTTTTGAATTAACATTTCCCTGTATATGATTTTCATTCAAAAACATTGTACAAAGAGGAGAATTAATCTCCTTAATTACACATTTTCTAGCAAAAATTGAATTGTCGGTTTTTTTTAATCTGTTTTTAATTATAGATTTAACTATATCTTGTTTATAAACCCATTCATCTTCAAATATATGTATTAATTCTATGTTTTTTTCCAAACATCCAATTGTTTTTTTTAAATGATAATCAGATGTTAGAAATAATTCATTATGCCAATAAACTCCGTCAAATTCAATGGCGATGTTATATTCAGGAATAAAAACGTCTATCTCTTGTTTTCCTAAAACGGACTTATATGAACATTCATGTTTAATACTTAATTCTGTTAAATATTTACTCAATTCTGTTTCATACCCACTTCTATTAGATTGACCTATTGGATTACAATGGGTACATACACTATATCCTCGTTTATTTCTTTCATATAATAACTGCTTGGTAATTTCACTTATCTTTCCACATTTATTACATTCAATCTTTACGATAAATTTTTCAACATCTATAAAATTCACATCTGGATATGACGATTTAAAAGATTTAACAATTTGATTTCGGTAATTATTTGACTTTGAATAATTATCAACACCATATTTTTTAATACATGTTATTTTATACTTTTCAGAATTTATATAGTTTTCATTGTTATATCTTTCTAATTTTGTTTTTTTTGCTTGTGATAAATTATTATAATTTTCGTTATTATATCTTTCTAGCTTGGTTTTTCGTTGTTTTTTTATAAAATCTTTATGTAAAGGAAAAAAATCAACATTATATTTTTGATTAAATGTATTTTTTTGTCTCTTAATCATTTCATTTTTATTCGAATTAATACAGTTTAGACTACAAAATTCCCCATATGGTTTATCAAATCTATTTCTAAATTTAATTTCACCACCACATGTAATGCATTTGGGACGTTCGGTTAACTTATTATAAAAAAACCATATTTTTTCTTTAAAGGTTAAATCTATATTAAACTCTTTAGCGTAATTAAGAATTTCGTTATAGTCATCAGGGTAATGTGTTGAAAACCATTTTTCCTGAGTTTTATACCCTGACTTATTATCTGATATAAAAAAAGAAAAATCCATATATTATAAATATACGGATTTTTTATTAGGATGTCAAGGATATGTAAAAATAAACTATAAAAATCTTAACTTCTTGATAATTAACATTTTAATATACTTGTATACAACGATCCATTCGAAGCTCTGTATCAATAGTGGCTAAATCATCTCTTGAATAGTCCAAATCTCCAAAATTGAGGTTTGTCATAAATGTTCCTTGAAGAATCCATTTTTCAACCACAACACCTGTCGGATCCAACATTTCAAGCTCAACATCTTTCTTATACCCTGCTGCGTAACCCATCCTCCCTGTAACTGATTCAGCGTGTAGTCTGAACCATTCCATGAGAGCTTGTGATGCCGAAGGTCCGATTGGGTCTTTGAACTGAACTTTTATCGTTTCCCATTTGAACCTACCAGCAACATATGTTGATGTGTTTAGGAACGGAATCTCTGTAGCATTGATAGTAGCATTTGGCCTAGCCGCTGATGTTACATACCATTCATTTATACCTAGGCTTGAAGGGAATCTTAGGATAAATCTGTTTTTACGTTTCGGTTCATAAGGAACCGGCATCTTCATTAATAAATCTGCCATTTTATCTTAGTTAATTAGTTTATTATTATTCTTATAAATATACTAAATTTGAAAAAACATTTTCTATTTGGATTTCTCGATAATTTTTCGTACATTTTCCAGAGGTCCAACATTTGATCTACTTAATATTACTATAAATACTATAATATTTAATTACTATTCTAATACTAGTAAAAAAGCCGCTTTTTTGAAAAATATTTTTCTGGACCACTTGATTTTGTTATTTTTTTTCTTTATATTTATGGACCTCCAGTACATCAAACTAGCATAAAGGGACCAGAAGTAGCATAATACTGGGCGAAATTTCGTTAAATAAAAAAAGGTAGTTTCCTACCTTTCTTCTTATATAATCTTTCGATTAAATGTTTTCAAATGATGCTCCTGTCGGAGTGATGATGAATTCTACATCAATGAATTCAAGTGACCTTGTAGGTTTGATGTAAATCTTACCTCTAAGAGTGTTAGCATCGATGTCTTCAGGGTCATTAGAAACAACAAGTCTGAAATCATATAATCCTCTTTCCTTTTTGATTGCCTCAAGGATAGGATTAACTAATCTCGTGAATTCGTTTCTTACCTGCTCGTCGTTCTGTTCGAAAAGTAATCTTACAGCTACGGCTGAAATCAGTTTTCTTGCTCTCAACAATAATCTTCTTACGTTAATCCTGTCCAAAGCACTTTCTCTTACCTGAAGAGTTTTGTTACCCCAAATAATTGGACCTGTATCACTAAAGGTTGCAATTGGATTAATTCTCATTTTGTAAAGACTGTCTCTTTCATCTAAGGTTAATTTCTTTGATGCTTTAATAGCGTTTACAAGTCCTCTCGAATATCCAGCTACTGCGAACCAAGGATAAGACACATTGTCAGTCAACGCTATATTTCTAAGAACTTCCCCTGTCGGTGGAAGGAATAACTGTGTCGAATTGTCATTATCTCTAATCTGTATCCAAGGCCAGTA